CAGTGGATTTTACTCCTTGAATAGTTTTTTGTCCGGCTATTTTAGCCAAAGGTTTAACCCTATTAATAACTGCACCTGCTGTTTTTGGGTTCAATAAAATCTTTTGCCAGCCCATTATTTAATAACTTTCCCCCAACCTCTTAAAGCTTTACCTACCGATTTAACTCTGCCGCCATCTTTATATTTTTTAGGCTTGTCTCCTACCGGAGAAGGTTTTTTTGATTTCGATTTTGCTTTTTTAATAAGAGCTTTAGCAACTTTTCCAACGACACCACCAATAGCATATTCTTCCATAATTAATCCTTAAGCTTTATTAATTTTTTGATTAGGACGTTTACCCCATTTTCCATAAGACTCATCTCTTCTAGCTTTAAAAGATTGTTTCTTAGTGGACTCTTTTCCAGTTCTCATACCTAGAGATTCATCTTCTCTATCTTTGTAACCTTGTTTCTTTTTCTTAGAAACAGATTTACCTTTTTTGTAAGGGAATCTAGATTTGTAGGGTCTTGTTCCAAAGTCGTTTCTCATAGTGCTCCTTATGTGTAGAATTTAGTTTTTTTTCTACGGTTGGCCATCACCTTACCACAACCGGTAGCTATTGCAACCTTTGTCGGTAAGACTTTACCACCTTTGCTATACTCTTTTTCCCATCTCTTTGCAATATCGGGAAGATTAGCATGCATGTATTTTCTTTGCTTTTCAGATACGAAAGGCATTATTTTTTCTTCTTATCACTCTGGGCTATTACAGCCCCTACCGCAGGACCACCTAATTTAGCCCAACCTTTTAATTTTGTACTTGTTTTAGATTTTGCATTCTTGTCAATATAAGGTCTACCAGATTTAGAAAATTTTAGTTTCACACCACTTGAAGCTTCTTGAATAGCTTTTGATGATTCTCTATTAGCCCATTTTTCTATTTTTGTAAGAACGTTAGCTTTTTTATCCGCCTTAAAATTTTTAGGCTCTGCTTCCATTCCTTTGGCATATCTTCTAGCTGCACTAACATTTTTAGCTTTTTTAGCTTTTTTAGCTTTTCCAAGCATTCCGAAACCTTTTTTTGCTGCTCCAAATATTCCCATTATTTTTTACCTGCTCCGCCTCTAAAAATCTGAGTTCCCTTAATACCAAAAATGCTGGCGACTACTAAAATCCATAAATTCGTAAACCACTTGGGAAGGGACTGGAAATACTCAAAAAAGAGTTTTACCTTTTCCATAGCTGTCGGATCGTCTGACATAACTGCCCACATTAACACAATGATCGGCGCCGAAATTATCACGAGGACAAATTCGTCCTTATAGTCGTTTTGACGGGCTTCTAAAAGTTTGCCTTGGTAAGATTCTTCTCCTCGGGCCATTTTTTCTGCATGCATTAATTGTGCATCAGACATAGCTACTTTCGTACGCTGTCTATTTGAATATATCTTTGCGCCAGCTTGTAATGCTATTTTTGCTAAACCAAACCAGGCCATATTAGAACCAGGTTACAGTTTTGTCTTTAGACTTAAGCATTCTTTTAGTGCCTTTAATTTCGTTTTTATCGCCTTGGGCAATATAAACACCTTTTCCTCTGAAACTTGATAGACCTTTTGGATCTATATGTAAGTTTTGAGGAGGCACAGCAACATTGTCAGTACTATTTAAGGAAACACTTCCTTTTCTACCAACTTTGTCTTTGCTTGATTTTTCTATTTTAGTCATAGTTTCTCCTTAGTTGTTATAGACTACCTTTTCGGACCTTTCAAGGTCTTTACATCCTTCGCTTTCATACGATCAGACGTTAGTTTAGTTTCAGCGGACATGATTGACTTCGTAATCGCCGTATCAGCTCTTAATTGAGCTAAATCTTCGTTCTGTTCAAGTTTATCATCCGTGATTTCTTTATTCTGGACTAATTTAGCCTGATCAAGGTTGATTCTTGCTTTAGTTTCTTCTTCTTTACGCTGATTTTCCATCGCTTTCAAGTCAACTTCTCTTGATTTAAGTTTTAATAAAGGATCATGATCAAATTGAGAAGTAATTCTCTTCTCTTCCTTCATGAATTCTTCAGTCATTTCAGCAATTAAAATCGCTTTTCTTGCTTCTATCTTTTGAGATATCTCTTGAAGTTGCATTTTAGCTTGTGGATTCATTGTTGCTTGCTGTTGAAGCTGTGGCAACATCTGCATTTCATTCCTAAACTCTAATTGAATCTGTTCTTGAGCCATTAATGAAATATGTTCAAGACAATTTTTCTGTAAAGCAGCCATAACCGGTGGATTATTTCTCACCATGTTCGTTGCCATGAAATTTAAGTGTGATGTAATATGCGCTCGGTGGTCTTGACCAGGAAATGCTTGAAAAGGCTTTTGACCTAAAGCATCAATATTTTCCAAAGCCGGATCCTTTGGTAAAGGAGGCGGCGGTGGAGGTAATACCTGATCAATGTTTTTGACCCCGATTGCTTCATACATCTTACGATACGCTACATATAAATTATGCATTTGAGGATTCGACATCGCAAGTTGTAATTCTGTTTGTGCCATTGTAATTCGTTGAGACATAGAAAAGATATTTGGATCCGCTACCGGTAAAACATCTATTCTGTCATCAAAATCTGCTTGTTTAACATTTTTAGCAGCCCCAATTACATCGTAAGGATATTCTGGAGGTAAAAAAGTTGAAAACACTTTTGCTAATAATTTAAATTCTTGTTTCATGCCCACATAAAGTCTTTTGTGAATTGCACTCATCACACGTGAGCCTCTTTCCAATAAAGCGATCGTTGTTCCTACCGCTGCACTTTGATTTCCTTCACCTACTTGCATATCAGCAATAGCCGCGAATCTTTGACCAGCGGATACCACAACACCCATAAGTTGTAAAAGTGTTTGAGAAGGTTCTTTGTAAGGTAAATTATAAAATGATTCTTTTAAGCTTCCACCCGGAGCATCAACATCTCTCCATTCCCCTGGCTGAATAGGATTCGCATCATCCCTGACACGAACGCCTCGTTGTTTAAATCCAGCAGGTAAATTAGATAATGTTCCTGCGTCTAATAATTGGCGGAGAGCAGCCGTTGCAGTTCTACTCAAACCGCCAATCATATGTATGAGTCCAAAGCCGTAAAATCCTAGTCCTGGCAGAAATTTGAAGTGGACAAAATATTGGATTTTCTTCTTCAATGGATCATTGGGCGCAAAGTTCCTTCGTATTGAAAGAACCTTTTGACTACCATATTCGATTGTTACGACGTATGGTAATTTTATTCCTGACGGTTCACCCGTCTGAGAATTCTGATCTTCAAAACCTTCTAGGTCTAAATTAACATGACACTCTAAAAGTGTATAAAGTTGTTCGTTTCTAGCAGTACGTTGAGTGCCTTCTAATTTTCGTTCTGCATCTTTTAATCTATCATCTGCTGGATAACTTGGTGCTGCTAGTTCAATATCTCTGTAAAATCCATTCACTTGTTGTTTTCTTAAATCATTTTCAGACATTTTCACGATATGCACCACGGCTTCTGCATCATCCAATGAATTGGCTGTATAAGGAACCACTAGATCATCCGCAGGTACAAATTTAGATACCGCTCGACCTAATAGTTCATCATAATAAACTTTTTTAAAAGTAGATCCTGCTAAAGGTAAATGAAATAACATCGAATCAAACTCTGGTTCGTATTCTTTCATGACGTCAAGAATTTGATAATTCATGAAGTCTTTAACTCGATCTGATTGGGCTTGTCTTTGTGGGCTTGAAGCTCCGATAATTTGAGTTCTTACCGGTCCATCAGCTGGTAATAGCTCTTTATAAGCTTGCGCTTGAAACTGCGTAACCGCTTCTGCAAGTACCGGATGAGTTGCACCGCTTGCTCCCTGAAAAGGTTGAGTCCTGTTAACATATTTAAATCCTAAAAGGTCTATACCATTAATATAAGATTGCTCCCAATCTTTTCTGGACATTTTATAATCCATATAATCGCCAGTAAGTTTATTACCAACTGGATCTAAAACATCATCAGGTAAAATATCTGCTAGATTATCAAAGTGTTCTTCGGTTCCAGGAATTTTAAGATTGGCTTGTGGATCAAAATCAACCGTTGCTCCACCATCTTCTTCCGATGTCACTTCAATTGGTTTTTTACCTAACTCTTCCGCAATATCAACTTCTTCGACTAACTCTTCTTTAGGAAGCGTTTCATCGGGTATAATATTCGGGAGAGCTTTATCTATTCGATTGTCTGCCATTTAACTTCTCCGGTTTCTTTGTATCTTGTTTTAAATCTTTTCGCAAGCCTTGTGGATTCGGTCCTTTTAAAGGAGGAATCTCCTTCCATTTCACATGCTGCATATTTTTAACTAACGTTGGGTTTTTCATTTTTTCTTTAATAAACTCACTATTCCACCATCAAGGTACGAGAC